CGGGCCTTCGCGGCCTCCACTTCCTCCTCGACGACTTGTAGAGCCTCCACGAACCACGCCGGTTGATCGCCCATGGCGCCGGGCCACGGCAACACGCCCATGTTCTTCCACGCCTTCCACGCCTGGATTACGCTCCAGGCTTCCCGGGCGGCCCCGGTCTCGGCCAGAACGGCCTTTGCGCAACGATCCAAATCCAGATCGAACAGGAACAGAAGATTCGACGTTGCCGGCCCGTCGCAACCCCTCGTCGCCGTGAGACCCTCGGCTCTGCATTCTTTGCAATCCCACAGGGCCTCCTCTCCGGCCGTTGCTAGTCCTGCGGCGAGGGATATAGCTTTCGCACACCGTCCGAAAGCTGGGCGTGATCCTGGATCACCACAGTGATCTCATTCACCAACCCCGCCTCTCCGCGATCCACGAGGTCCCGGCCCGTCGTGACGGCCTCGCCCTTGACGTCCTCATACCCTCGGACCTCGAGGACGGCCGAGGCGATCACACGCCCCGCCAGCTCCCCGCCGATCTCGTCCGCGTCCGCGCCCTTGGCGATCCTCTCCATGGCCTTGGCGTCCGCAGCGGACAAGGACAGACGTCGGAACTCCGACGCCGAAATCGGGCGAAGGCGAACGGCCAAGGGCTCCTCGCCCTCGTCCATCAGATCATTGTCCAGGCGGAACCGCTCGTTCCCGAACTTGGGGACGTACCAAACGCCCCCGCCCTCGTCCAGGGGGTGTTTCAACTTGAGTTTTCGTGCCATGTTTGATCCCTTCCCTTGGGTTGTTTGTCTCGTCCCCGTCCAAGGCACCCGGTCCCGCCGGGGGGAAGGGTTGGCCCACGCGGGCCTCCCACGGGGACCGGGTGCCATGGACGGGGACGAGGCCTCTAGTACATGCGGAAATCCACCTCGTCGTCCCCGGCCGACTCGAGACAACGGCCGCGGAAATTGACCGTTCCCTGGCCACGCTCGGGAACGTCCACGCCTCCCGTAACCTCCAGCTCCATCTGGCCGGCATTGACTTCGGCGTAGCGTGCGGCCGTGTCGCCGATGTCCACGGCCACGGCCATGGACGTAAACCGCTTCTTGGTGCCCTGGTATTTGCGGAGGTCGTGACGGCTCCGACACTGGAGTTCCAACGAGATCGTCCGCTCCGCTCCGGCGAAAAGATCCGGGACATACTCGGTGAACGCCTGATCCGTCTCGGGCTCGTGGGTCCGTTCGACACGGAACACCATTTGGGTGATCGGCATATCCGCCACGGCGTCCAGGGCCAGCGATCCCGAGATCCCCACGAGGGGGTTCGTCGCTGGGACCGACTCGGACGGACACCACGGCATGATCTGGCCGCCCGCTCCACCGCACGCAATTGGGCCGCCCGAAATCGTAATTGAGTTGGCCGCGTCCACGGCCGAAATGACGGGATATCCTGCTCCCGTGTTGTCCAAATGCGTCGGCGTAGTGTGCACGTATTTCACGCGAGGCGAATACGTTGCGTGGCGATCGTAGGCCCTCGAATCCACGTTCCCAGATAGGACCACCGTGGAGACCGAACCGGCCTGGGCTGTGTCCGATCGTTTGGCCTGGGCGTGTGCCACAGCCCCGCCCGAGACTTCCCAAATCGCTTTGCGTCCGCCACCCACCGTGAGCGTGAACGAGTCGATCCAGGCGCCGAACAACTGATCCGAGCTCCAGATCTTGTCCAGGTAGTCCACGTCGATCGTTCCCTCGGCCATAGCCTGGAGGATCGAAAGGGTCGTGATCGCCGTCTGATCCGACTCGGGCTCGTATTTGTCATAGCTGGCGTATGTCGTGTATTTCCCGAACGCGGCCAACAGGACGTCATGGAACCCGTGAGCCGCCATGGAGCCCGCAGCGGCGGCCGGGTAGATATAGCCCGCCATGGACCACGGAACGCGCCACACGCCCTCCGTATCCAGGCTCCGGGCGCCCACGGAGCCCTTGGCGTCGTCCCGAACCGTACGATCCCGCTCGGGGCCACCGAGGGAAAAACGAAGGGGTCGAATCGCGTCCGCCGAGACGAGGCCCGGGTAAGTCCCCAAGGACGCCTCCGCCTCGACGAAAACCCGCCGACTTTCGCCACGCTCGTGTCCGATGGAAAGTCCCATGATCTACTCCTTGCCTTTCGGCCCCTGGCGTTTTTCGGACTTCGGCTCGGGGGCCGGCTCGGGTTCGTGGCCCACGACCTCGAACAGGGGGTTATCCTGCCCCATCTGGCCCGTGGGATCGGGCACAACGTCGCCGTGTGCCAAAGCGAGGTTCTTCCACATCTGGGCGCCGTCCGGGCCCACGTAGTAGGCCTTGTAGCCCGTGTAACCGTCGCTGCAATGGTCTGTCATGTCTAAGCCCTCGCCTTGGACGTGCGCTCATACTCGATCCGCAGCGTCCCGTTGATCATCCTGATCCACTTCCCGGAGTTGAAAACCTGGCCCTGGTTCGTCCGCATTTCGTCCACGAACGTCTGGATCGCCAGGCCTCCCCAGGTCTGATCGTCATTGAAGGCGACAAAGAGATCGTCCATGAAGGCGTCCACCTCGTCGTCCCCGTACGTCGTCCCGTCCGCTCCGAAATCCTCCCCCGAGATGTAGGCCACAAACTGGACCGTAGCCTCGACGTGGATCACGTCGGAGCCGAAATATTCGTACGCCTCCCGAACACCAGAGGACAAGCCCACGTAGGGCAAGGACTTGTTCGCCGTGGGCAGCTCGTCCGCAGCTTCGGAGACGTTGTCGTAGTTCCGGATATTGGGATCCACCGTGGCCACGTTGATCGAGTAACCGTTGGCCTGTGTGATCGTCTTAAGCTGGGTAACGATCGCGTCCCGGATCTGTTTGCGTTGGGTGGAGTAGACTACGGCCATTAGGCCCTCCCCAAAGCCCCGTCCAGGCCCTTCTGGACGTGTTCGGCGATCTCCGTCTCGAGGAAGTCCGGGAGCTCGTTCTCCACGATCTCGTTCGCCTCCGTCACGTAGTGTTTCGGAGAAATCTTGACCTCTTTGACGAGCAAGAACATGGGCGTGACCTTGGGAGGCCCGCCCCGCCGCTGTTTCACGTCCGCTAGGACTGCGTGTTTCCGCATACCCACGGGAGGGAACAAGACGAGTCCAGGGAAGTCCGACGCCTTGCGGCGCTTGGCCCTGTTGTCCAGGGGGATCGTAAGGGCCTTGGCCTTGACCGGACGGATCGTTCCGCCCACGTCGTGGATATTCGCGTATTCGAGATCGGAGACCACAGCCACGTCGCCGTTCTCCCGCTCCACGGTCTCGAACGAGCGGAGGAGATCGCCGCGGTCCTGGAGGTCCTTCTCCCGGATCTTGCGCATAATTGCAGGGCGAACGATCAGCTCCGCGGCCCGGCGTAAGACCTTGGGAAACACGTCCCCAAGAGCCCCGCCGATCGCGGAAAGCCGCTTGCCCAATTCCACTACGCTGATCCGTGCACCCATTACGAATACGTGTCCTGTCCGATGGAGAACACCCGCTCCGTGTTATCCGTGTCCGCCACTTTGGCGTCCTTCGAAGCCACAGAGATACCGCCCAAGGACGCAGCCGAGGCGTCCTGGGCGGCCTCCACAGCCAAGTCCTTCATCAACTCCCGGAGCTGGGCCTGGATCTCGCCCCGCCTCGGATCTTCGGGTCCTCCGTCCACGAGACGAGCCGCCCGGGCCATGAGTGCCTTACAGCAATAGACGGCGGCCTGGACCTTGTCGCCACGATCGGTGACCTCGGCCGCGATCTCCTCGTCCGACAAAGAAATCTTGTTGGAGGAGTCCTCGAGGACGTCTCCAAGCCTGTGCCTGATCCAGTCCCGATCGTTGGCCGATGGATCCCCGCCGTAAGTCCAGGTCAAACGAGCCTCCTAGCTGTCACTGGTGTAGGTGAATTGCGCGGCGATGATCGAGACTGCATCATCAGCCGACGCGTTACCCTGCCGACACCGTAGATGCACGGCCGACCCTGGCGAATATACCCCGGCCGGTGTCACGAGTTTACTTTGCTGTGCCGTCTGGTTGGTCAGGTTCTGGGAATCGACCGCGCCGATCGCCGCGCTGTCGATGGAGACGCGACAGTCGATCGATTCGATGTTGGCGCCCGTGGCGCCGTCCTGCACAACCGCGAAACTGAAAGAGCCTGACCCACCGGCCGCGAGGTTGGAGGGGACGAAAAACCCCGTGCAGATCTCATCGGTGTCGATGCTTCCGCCCGTGTCGTCGTAGGTGATCACGGGCCCGCCTTCGACGCCAACCAGCGCAAAATCGGGAGCCGCATCGGCCGCAGACGCCCAGTCAATGTCTGTCGTCTGTGTGCAATTCGCGAAGCTCAGCAGTGGCAGGTTGATCGAGCGGTTCAGGTTCCCGATCTCCGTAGCTGAGATCGACCCGGTGGGAACCGCGAAACCAGCGTCATTCGCGGCAGCTGTGATCGTCACGTTGCCCGCGCCCGCGTTGGCCCGGACCTCGACGTTGCCGGTGGGATTCAAGAACAACGGCGCGCCGAAACTCACGTCCGACACGATCGCGTCATTGCAAGACAGGGCGCCGGCCGCCGTGACACCGCAACCCGTGACGCCGTAGCCTCCGCCGAAGTTCACGGCATCGTCGGCCGCGTGGTCGAACGTGTTACTCGCGGCGTCGATATCGGACGTCCAGTCCGAGGCGCCGTGCACAATCAGAATCGCGGCGCCCGCCGTGATCGCGGCGTCCTCATTCTCGATGATGACACCAGCGTCGGCCGACTGTGCGCCGGCAGCGGCCGTTTTGATCGCGACCTTCAAGACACCCTGTCCCACGGCCGTGGCGGCGAGGTCGTTCGGGGTGAACTCTACCAACATTCCGATCTCGTTCGCGCCGTCCGTCGCCGTCTTGGCATAGGTCAAGGTTTCGCCCACGCCCGCTGTGATCGACGTCGAAGCGTCCAGTTCCATGGTGTCGGAGAGCTGCGCGAAATCGAGTGAGTCTAGCACTACCTCACCAGCACCAACCGAGGTCAGAGGCAGCACGAGGTCAGCGTCGGTCGTACCGTCTGCACGAATGGTCACTGCGGCGGTCGTCGCGGAACCCAGGTAGGTGTTCCCCGTGCCTCCGCCGTACATCTCGAGGTCGGCGTTGGCGTCGTCGTCAAGCGACGAAACCACGACAGCGCCGGTCGCAGGTCGCGAGAGGACGTAAGCCCCTGTGCTTTGGAGGTTCAGAGCGCCCGGGGAGACGATGTGCTGAGTGAAACCGCCGCCCGCGTCGCCGAAGGCAATACCGGCCGGCACCACCTCGGCGACGTCTGGATCGCTCTGGGTGATTCGGAGAATGACGTCGAGGGGTTCAGTGCTGTCGACGTTCGAAACCTCCACACCATACTGGGTCGTCACAGCGGCGCCCGTGTCGGATCCAGTCACGGCGATATTGACGCCCGTCTCCATCGTGTCGTTGGTCAACGTCCGCGTGATCTCGAACAGTTCGCCCGCGGCGCCCGTGGCGGCGAAGGCGTCGACCGTGGTTGCGCCGTCCACATCGAGGGCGCCGTCGAAGGTCCCGCCCGCGCTCGCCTGGATTGCACCAGCCGCCGAAACAGTCACACCCGAGCCGCCCGCATAACCGCCACCAATGGAGAGCGAGTCGTCGGCCTCCAGAATGAACGCGTTGCCGGTGGCGCCGATATGTGCGGTGAATGCTCCGATAGTGTCCAGGAACAACACGCCCGTGCCCACGGCGTCGCCAGCGTCCAGGTTTTCGACGGCTAGCAGTGCGTCGGCCGCCTCGCTGCTCGCCTCGTTGGAGAGGGTCACGCCGTACTGCACGGCCGTCGCGCTCAGCGTATCCAGCGCCGTGTAGTTGATATCCAACGCCGGTTCATCCACGCCGTCGTCGGCAGTTTTGAGCACTGCAATGTAGTTCCCGGCCGCGGCCGTGATGGACGTCGGCGCGTCCATTGTCATGGCGTCCGAGATCTGGGCGAAATCGATCGCGTCCAAAACCATTTCGGCCGCGCCCACCGAGGTCAGTGGGAGCACCAGATCGCCGTCTGTGGTGCCGTCTGCGGAGATGGTAACGGCCGTCGATGTGCCCGATCCAACAGTCGTCGCACCCGTACCGCCCGGGGCCAGGATGATCGCACAGTTGGCGTCGTCGTCCGTGCACGTCAGGGTGTAGGAACCAGCGGCCGCACGCCCGAAGTTGACCGTACCGGAAGCGGCGTTGCTCACGACGTCGGCCGACTGCAACACGAGGTTGCCGTCGAATTCTGTCACACCCGCAAACTGGGCATAACCCGCCACGTCGAAGTCCGCCGAACCGGTGGAGCCTCCCGTCCCTGCCACGGCCAAATCAGCGTCCGCCGATCCGAGGGTCAGGGTTCCCGCCCCGGCGACGTCGATCGTCGCGTCCGCGGCCCCGGCGTTGTCCTCGAGCATGATCGTCAGGGCTCCGGCGTCGTTCCGGCGGAACGTCCATTCGGCGTCCGTGTCGTTCTCGATCTCCTCGGCGTTGGCGCCCACGATCTTGGTCAGGGTGATCGAGCCGACGACGGTCAGGGCGCCCTTGACGTAGAAATCGCCCTGGTTGATCACGTTGCCGGGCGGGACGTTGTTCGTCCAGGATTTGGCGAGGACGGCCGAGGGCAGGCACAGAAGGCCCGCGGCCAGGAACAGGGAAATCAGCTTGTAGCGCATTGCGGGATCCTCCTACCGGCGGACGCGGTAGGCACCCGCCACGGGTTTTGTCGTGCTACATCTTGATGGACGCGGCCTCGGGGCCATGAACCTCGTTCTCGTCTTTCTGTGGGACCACCCGGCCCCGCTGCGCTTTGGGCACGCCCGGAGCCGGTTGATCGTCACCGGGGATCGGCTCGAAAGGCCCGTCCGCCGGATGCCAGAGCACAGGGGGATCCTGAGCCAGGAGCTTGTCCACGTAGACCTGGGAGACCCACTCGGGGAGATCCGCGCCACGCTTGAACGTGATCGACCGCTGGGCCTTGCCTGCCCCGTCCGGGTTGCCCTTGCGGGAGATCATGCACTCGGCCCGGACCACGTAGGCCATTTCGACATCGGCGCCTTTGGCGGTCTTGACCGTCGGGAACTTGTGCCCCTTCGGGTGCGGACGGCCAGGCGACACCTTGACGCCACCGAGACCCCCAGATGTCGCCAGGAGGTCCCGGATCCCTTTGATTGCCTCGGCCAGGCCCGCCGGACTCGAGGCCGAGGACGCGGCCACGACTTCGCGTAGGGCCTCGATCTCCGCCCTGAGATCCCCGCCGTCTCCGCCCAAGGCCTTGAGGCCCGCGATCTCGCGCTCCTTGGCCTCGGCGAATTCGGCCGTCTGGGCCCGGAGTTCCTGGAGCTCCCGCTCCAAGTCAGCTTTGGTTTTGTCACCCATTGGGTTTCCCTTCCCTAGGTCCCGGCCTTATCAGGTCAGGCAGTTCTGGATCAAGTACGCGCCGACGCTCTTCTTGTTGGTCAGGTTGTCAACGGCGATGGTCACGAGGTCCCAGAATTCGTAGGCTTCCACGAACTCGGCGGGACCGGCGGCGTTACCCAGCTCCTTGGCGTTCTGCCAGCGACGGACTCCCGGGGGGAACGTCCGCATGGCCGCGAATGCCGTGATATCCCCGACGCCCGGCGCCGAATTGCCCAGGCCCATCTGGACGGCCGCCACGCAAATCTTGTCCGTGGTCGAGGACCAGAGCCGCGTGTTGCTCGAGGGATTCGACAGAGCGTCCGGCGTCTCGGTGGCGGCGTTGAGGCTCGCGTCCGAGATCACCCACTCGGCGCCGTCGCCGCGGAGGAGGAACTCGGCCAGGAGGGCACCGTCCGCGACCTGGCCGGGGGCTCCCGTGTAGATCACCCGCTCTTTGATGTCCGGGTGATCTTTGATTGCGTTGTGGACGTCGCGGCCCATGGCGGCCTTGACGACCACACCCGGGGGCAGGCTCCCGCCCATGCTCTGGACAATCCGGTCGATCGCCGTGTCGAAGGCGCCGATCGGGTCGCCGTTCACGTAGTCGTCGAGCTCGTCCGCGAGCGTGGCGAAGTGGCCCGTCGCGAAATTCGCCTGGGTCGTAACCAGCGTGAAGATCTGGTATTCCTTCTCCAGGCTCACGAGGTCGGCAAGGCCGAGGGCCGCACGGTCCAGGAGCCGGAGGGCGATGTCCTGCTCGCGGAGGAGACGGGCGCCGAACACCGTGTGAAGGGCGTACTCGTCGATCGAGAAGGTGTCCTTCTCCAGCGCGAAGTCCACGAAGGCCGATTTCTTGCTATCGCTGCGCTTGATCCCGAGCTCCCGGCGGGAGTTCTGCTCCATCCGGTAGAACTCGTCGGACTCGTTCTCGGTCGTGATCTCGGTGACCATGGCCGAGAGGTCCCTTTTGGAACCGTACTGGGCCACGAATCGCGAAGTGGGGCGATCGGTGTGGACGTCTGCTCGTTTGATCGGCATTGCCTGATCCTCCTAGATGACTTTCCTTCTCGAGCGGACGCCCCGGAACGCCGCGGTTTATCTGTGCTAGACCGTCGGCCTAGGTGTCCACATGCTTGTAGGGCGAGAACACGTCCACGAGGATCGCGTATCCGGCACCCGGATCGGCCTCGGCGGTCAGGCCGAAAACCACGTCTCCGCTCGTCGGCGTCGACTTGCCCACGCGGCCGGCCGTGGTGCTACACATGACGAACTCGCCCGCGTTCGTGAACGTGCCGTCGCTGATCAGCTTCATGGTCTGGCCGGGGATCAGGGGTTGGACTCCGCCCTCCACAGCTTCACCGGCCGACGTCTTCGCGTTGGCACGGCCGATCGGGAAGTCGGTCACGGCCGAACACTCCGCGACGTCGTTCGGGTTGGTGCCGCGCTTGACCACGCCGTAGCTCGGATCGATCGCCGACTCGGCGTTCTGGTTGCCGATCGCCAGTTCGGTGAAAATGAATTCGCTTCTACCTGCCATGTTCTCGTCCCTCCGAAAGGCGCCGGGTCTACAGGTAGGCCGCGGCCAGCTTGGGGTTCGCGGCCAGCACCTGTTTGCGGGCCTTGCTGAAATCGATCTTCTCGCCGGCTTTCTCGGCCTTGGCGATCTCCTGGGTGATCAGAGCGTCCACCCGGTCCCCGGCGGGGATCGTGTCGTCGTTCGGATCGATCTTCTCCATGTCCGTGTCCGTCGCCGGACGGCTCGTACCGCGCTCCCGGAAGAGCTCCGCCGTCTCCACGGCGTTGGCGAAGGCCGCCATCAGGCCCCGGAGCTTGTCCATGGGGGACAACTCGTCCTCGCCCAGGTCTTTC